TAATTGACCATAGTGACGCTCCAGTCTGTGCAAATGTATTTGCCTGCGCTTCCACGCGGCGGCGTCCAATCAAAAGACTCAGCGCCACCTCTAGCTTCTAAAAAATCAGTGATATTAGTTGTCTCAGTATCAGTCCGTATCTCAAATCTAAGGTTCCAGACTTTGGGGTCAGTATTTAACCCATAACGCAAGCGCTGGCTGTAGCCATCACCGAATTGCGTTGTACGCACGCGGGGCTGGCTTTGTTGAGTGATTGCGTAGCTAGGAGAATAGGTAAAAGTAGCCATTACGCGAGCAAGCCTCCAGGGCGCTTCTGCTTAACTAATTCTGCCTGCACTGCAGCCCCAATGGCACGGCCCAGCTGAGAAGCGTCAGGTTGATTGCCCTGCACTTGGCTGCCTGTTGCATCCACATTGACAACAACGCTGGTTCCGCCGCCGCCCTCTACGCCAAGCCTGCCGCTGGGGCCTCGCTTAAGGGGAAGGATTGCTTCAGGGCCAGCTTCGCCCATAAGGCCTGCACCGTTAGCCAATGGGAAGATCGTGGGCTTATTGACGATCCCACCACGAGCAAAGGGAACGATTTTATTTTGCTCAAAGACGTTACCGTAAGCACTACCAAAGACTTTGCCCAAACCTGGAATTGAACCCAAAGCAGTGTTCACGCCAAATTTCAAAAGCGTGTTTGCGATGTCTTTAAGAGTGTTTGAGGCTATATCTCGCAAAGACTGTGTTTTATCAACAGCAGCACCCAAGGTGTTGACAATGCCATTACTAATGCTGCTACCGATCGAGCTATAAAGCTGGTCGAGTTTGGCGGCTGCGTCCTCCTGGGCTTTTGTAAGTTCCTCTTGCGCAGTGATCTGATCCTCTAGCGCAGTTTTCTGATCAAACAAGACTTGCAGGGTATCACGAGCGTTTTGAGCACGTTCTGCGTCTTTAATGCCTGCGCCTTCAATAATGCTATTGATGCTTTGCAGCACAGTCTCTTCGCGCTCTGTGCCGTCTAAACGAGCTTGCAACAACTCATTAGCTCGCGCAATGTCAATGACCTGCTTGGCAAATGCTTGCTCAGCTTTTACAGCAGGGTCTAAAGCACCTTTGACAAAATCCTCAACTGACTTTTGACGAGGGCCTTTGCGTTCTTTATCAACAGTGCCAGCAGTCAAAGCAGGTAACTGCAAACCACCACCACCGCCGCCTGGAGCGGCAAACCCTTCCTGACGCACTGCCCGTAATGTTGTGCGCAGGAAATCAAGCTGGTCAACCAAGCTGCTGATTGCTGGATAATTACGATCCCGGGCCTGCGGGTCGGACGAGACCAGTCTTAAAGCATTTGAAATGCCGTCAATCGCAGCCTGTGCGTTTTTGGCTTGTGCTTCGTTTTGGATTAGGCCAAGATTGATGCTGTCAATTGCAGTCTGTAAGTTGTCTAAGCCTTGACTCTCAAAGCCTGTGGCGATAGCAGTTTTAGCCAGAAGGACCTGCACATTTGACAAGCCAAACTGGAAATCCGACAGCCTAGAAATCAAGCCGTTCAGCAAATCCAAGGCGCCCTTCAACGCCGGAGACAACAGTTCACCGATTGACCTTGCAATCTTTTGGATATTGTCTTGCAGAGTGCTGAACTTGCCCGCGAGCGTGTCCGACTGAGAAATTGCACCCTCTGCATATTTGCCGCCCGTCTCAGTCAGTTTGATCAAAGCGACATTGACAGCTTGTGCCGAAATCTGGCCTTTCTGCAGCGCTTTGCTGAACTCCTCGCCAGTGAGGTTGTATTCCTCTTTTAGAACCTCAGCCAGTGCAACGCCGCGTTCCTGCAGCTGCAGCAGTTCCTCACCTTGCAAGCGACCTTTCGCTTGGATCTGGCCAAATGCAGTCGCGATGCCACTTAGATCAGCGCCAGTGGCGCCTGAAACATCGCCAAGCCGCTTGACGGTATCGACCAGATTTTCAGTATCGACACCAAACGCCTTTAGGCGCTTTGAAGTCTCGATCAGCTCTGAGCTGGTGAAGGGCGTTACAGCAGCAAACTGCTGCAGCTCTGAAATAATGCCCTTGGCGCTCTCAAGGCTGCCAGTCAGAACTTGCAGGCTTCTGGTTTGAGTCTCTAGCTCTGCAGTTTTAATGACGGCAAACTTAAGCCCACGAAATGCAGCAAACGCAACGCCAACACCAGCTAAAGCATTGCGCAGCCCGGCAAAGCTTTGCTTGAGTGCATTGGTTTGAGTCTGGGTTTGTTTGAACTGACGCTCTAGGGCTTTAACCTCAGCCTGACCTGAGACTTTGGCCCTGATCCTGATGAGCGCGTCTTGAGCCATTACCCAGAGCCTTTTTGATGCATCACCTGCAGGACAGTAGCCTCAATCACCTGCAGCTTTTCAAGCGTCAGGCGCTGATCCTCTACTTCGTACAGTCTAAGGATCCAAGCCACAGCCGAATAATCAAGCCCGACGAGCCCACTCATAGAAACGCGCCACTGGGTTTGACACTGCAGAAACAGGCCAAAAGCTTCCCAGTTTTCTTCCCAAATCTCAAACTCTTCGGTCTTGCGAGCCTTACGCATTGCGTTGATCTCGCCAGGGTCCATACCCTGATCTAACAATTCCTGCGTGCTCTGCTCAAAGACTCCGCCGCCTTCGCACCAATGCTTAGCGGCGTCTTTTAGTTTTTTGCGGGGGCTCCGCTCAGGCTTTCAGAGTAAGCATTGATGATCGCCCGGAGGACGTAGGGATCATCCAAAAGCTGCTGGCAAGCTTGATCGCTGTAGGGCACTGCGTCACCGTCTTCGTCCTTAATGCCCTCCCAACCCTCAACGATCTCAGAGACCAAGGCCTCCTCACCTTGCTCAATCAGATCATTGAAGGTTGAACGGCTCATCTTTTTGAAAACGGCCGTAAAGGTCTCTTTCTTGAACTTGCCACCATCGACAGGAACATCGACGGAGACAGGCCACTTGTAGGAAGAGACCTTTTTAAGGACGAAGGCCATACAGATCAGGTAAAGGCCAACGAGATTTCGTCGTTGCCCGAATCACTGGGGACCATAGTAGTCGGGATGTTCAACATCACAAGCCCCTGATCCTCTGAATAGGTCGGGTTGCCGAGCGACAGACCGCCAGTAGGCGAGGTCAGAGTGATGATGTTGCCAGCGGTATCGCCGTGCTGAATACTGAGGTTGCCGGAGGTGCCAGCGACGGAATCAGCGAAGAAGTCATGAGTTGCCAGAGTTGGCGCTTCAATGACGAAGTTGGCCGTAGCGGCGCGGTCAACAATCAAAACCTCTTTTGTGGAATTAACCAGCTCGCGGTAGACAACCTCATTACCCAGGTCAATTTCAGCAGACTGAAGTGCAAGACCTGTTTCGCTAAACAGAGTGAAGCCGACAGTGTTGGTATCGTTAAAGATCTCAGGGTCAGCCTGATTGCTGAAGGTCAGCGTGGGAGATGCCGTATCGGTCGGAGCGTTGTACTGCCCCGTCATCGTGAAGTTAAAAACGGGGATTTGGTTTGCGTTCAGGCTGATGGTGAAGGTGCCCCGGCAACCAGTAACGATGTGACGAATCCCGTCGGTGTCGTAGTGAATGGTGCAGGACTCAAACCCAGTAGACCGCGGAACGTAGGTAACTGACGTGTCTGCAACGGTTGTGGGGTTCATGCCACAAGCGCGCAAAATCGGGTCGTACTTGGGCGCAACGCCTGCAGTACCAGAACCGGAATACTCAACCTCAAAGGTGACAACGACTCGGGTGTTGGCGATCAGCTGTGGGCTGTTGCCGAGGTAGCTGCGGATCAGCTCACGAGAAAGAACCTCAGATTCAGCAGGCTGGATTTCAAGGTTCCGCAGCTGAATGGCATCAGCTGAGCCTGTAGGGGTCGGGTCGGTTCCGTAGGTTGACTCAATCTTGGCCAAAGCACTACGGACACGGGCTAGCTTTGCCATGAGTCAAAGCCTCAGAATCGAACAAAGGTGATAAGCCCAGTTTAGGCGACCTGCTTTGCCAAGTTTTAGGCCGAGGTCAGGTCTTGACGCTCAGTCCGATACTTCACCAAGTAATCCATTGCTACCACGCCCAAGGGAACGTCAGCATCAAAAAAGCTGAAGTTTGTGGTGTCAGCTTCAGTGTCTAGCGCGAGGTTGTTGCAGGTCGGGTCCGCCATGATTTTGGCGTGCACCTCTTCAACGACAGCATCAGCCGAATTATCTGGTGCGTTAGCTCGGACCAATACCGAAACCCTTATTCGCAAAGTCCAGGTCGTTTTGGAATAGATCTCTTCTGTGGGGTCATCCGAAATTGGCTCTAGAACAATCGCAGGGACTTCGCCACGGGCCAAAGGCGTTGTGCGAACCCGATAAACCGAAACGTCGCTAATCGCGTCTAGGTTGGTCTTGATCCGAGCAAGGATGCTTTCACGGCGCGTTGTCATGAGTCGCAGCAGATGCTCATATCAAGGGTACGGTCAGCAGCGCTAGCCGTCACAACAACCCGCAAATAACGCAGTGCATAGCCGCTATAGGTGTGGATGTGGTTGCCGATGTCTTTTGTTTTTGCGTCGTCCAGCGGTGCAAAGTTGGTGCCATCCAAACTGCCCTGCAGTTCGTAGGTCACTTGGCCGCCAGCAATGCGGTCAACAGTCGTGATGACGACGCCATCAATCTCAAGGGTTTCTGACGTGCCCGTGTTGGTGATGGTGTCGAAGTTGTG